TTTAAGCAAACCAAACTTTGGTAAGTATGCTATTCGATAAAAAAAATATAAAATAATTTGGATTTATTAAAAATCTTTAATAATTTTAGGTATAACAAAAACAATTATACAAATGAAACTTTTAAAAAAACACACAACATCAAAAGGAAACAAATTAGAATTTCATCAATTTGAAACAACACACATTATTGTTATAGACAATTCTTGTCAAATGGAAAGGGTATACAGATTAGGGGATAGGCGTGCTTTGTGTTGGGATGATTTTGGTAAACGTCACAGCAAAAGAACAGAAATTAGAAGTTTTGAACAAGTAATAAACGCTTGGGTAAACGAGGAAATACATTTTTAATCAACAGGGGGAGGCAACTCCCCTATTTTAAAACAAACAATTATGAAAATTTTTAGTAAAGACACAAAAGCAATGTTAAATGACTATTTACAATGGTTTAGTTTAAAGAATTTATTTTTATCAATATTATTAGCTTTAGTTAATATTGGTGGATTTATTTTAGTAACAGAATTATTTATGATAATTAAATACGATTTATAATGGAATATAATGGTTGGACTAACTACGCTACTTGGCGAGTAAAATTAGAAAATTTCGATGACACTACTTATATGAGTGAGTTGTGGGATAACTATGGCAGACCCGATGCCTATGACTTTGGTAATAATCTTAAAAAGTATTTAGAGGAAATTATAACAGAGCAATCTGATAGTAAGGGTATTGCTCAAGATTATGCTTTAGCGTTTATTCATAACGTAAATTGGGAGGAAATAGCCGAATCTCTTATAATAGATTTTGGTTATGAAGAAGGGTACGGATTACAATCTTATATGGTTTAGTTTTTCATTTGTTTATTTTTGGTTAATTTAGGGCAGTCATTTGACTGCTCTTTTTTTATAAACCAATTTTAAAGATACGTTATATAGATATGAAATTACATTTACAAGTTCCCGATACGCTAGATGATATTACTCTTGCTCAATATATTGAGTTTGATAAAGTAAATATTGAAGGCAATCAAGATACTGTTTTCTTAATGCAAAAGACAATAGAGATATTTTGTAGAGTAAACTTAGACCTTACACTTCAAATAAAATATAATGACTTAGTAGATATTTCAAATCATATTTACAAGCTATTAGATAGTTCTCCAGAACTAATACCTATATTTAATTTAAATGGTGTTGAGTATGGATTCATTCCTAAACTAGATGATATTACGTTGGGAGAGTATATTGATTTAGATAACTATATGGGTAACTGGTCTGATATGGCTAAAGCTATGTCTGTAATGTATCGACCTATAACATATAGAAAAGGAGAAAGATATTTAATTGAAGAATACGATGGTAGCAAATATGCAGAAGCAATGTATAGTGCGCCTCTAAGTGTAGTGCTAAGTGCTATGATTTTTTTTTACAATTTAAGGAAGGAGTTGTTAAATCTTTCCCTGAATTGTTTGAAACAGGAAATGGGGGAGACCTTAACTATGGAGCAATTGAAAACTTTGGAAGTAAATGGGGTTGGTATCAATCAATCTTTGCATTATCTAACGGAGATGTTGAACGATTTGAAAATATCACAAAACTCGCAGCTTTAAAATGTCTTACAATGTTAGCGTTTATGAAAGAGAAAGCAGAGTTAGAAACGCAACAAATAAAAAAAATAAATAAAGGTTTATGAGCCAACAAGGAACAAGAGCGTTTTATCAAATAACACAAACACTAAAAGACCAACTTTTAGAAGATGTTAATGTTAATACAGTAACCTTTGGTAATATTACCGATATAGATTTGAGTAAACAAACTATGTTTCCCTTATCTCATATCATAGTAAATAATGTTACTTTTTTAAATAATACAGTAAATTTTAATATTTCTATACTTTCTATGGATATTGTAGATATAAGCAAAGAAGAAACTACTGATATATTTAGAGGCAATAACAATGAGCAAGATGTTCTTAATTCAATGTTAGTGGTACAAAATAGATTAGCATTAGAATTAAAGCGTGGAGATTTATTCACTAATAAATATCAATTACAGGGTAGTCCTGTTTGTGAACCCTTTACCGATAGATTTGAGCATCAAGTAGCAGGATGGGCAATGACTTTTGATTTAATTACTAATAATGATATTTCAATATGCGATTAGACGAAGTTAGAGAGGTTTTAAGAAGGTTTGCGACAAAAGTAATATCCGAGGCTAAGAGCAACTTAAAAAGTGCAAATAAAAGCAGTTCTGGTAATTTAGCAAATTCATTAACTTTTGATTTGTCAGATAATGAAACAGAATTTATATTACAATTTTTAGGAGAAAAGTATGGTAAGTATATTGATAAAGGTGTTAGGGGTGCTATAAAACCTTATTCAGGTCAAGATGCGGCACAACAACCCTATGATAAAAAAACTGTATATGCTTACACAGATAAAATGCCACCACCAAGTAAATTAGATAAGTGGATAGTTAAAAAAGGATTAGCACCAAGACAAAAAGGAAAATTCACAGGAAGAAAAATAAGTACAGTAGGTTTTGAAAAATCAATACAATTTTTAGTAGCAAGAAGTATTTACAGTAAAGGTATTAAAGCAAGTTTGTTTTTTACTAAACCATTTGAGAAACATTTAAAAACATTAGAACAAGACCTATTTAAAGAGTTTGATATTTCAATAGATAATATATTCAACAAATGAGTAGAAAAATAAACGTTAGAAGTCCTTTTTATTTACATTTAGATGAGCCAATAGTTCCTCTACCTGAATTTACTTGTGCTACTGCTTTTCCTAAAGGATTAAGTGATACAGGATTTGCGATAAATAATCAAGGTGTAATAACAAACCCTTCTCCTGTTTATGGAGTATTTATTTCTATAACTAGTACTGATGGAGATTATAGCAATGGTAAGTACGCAACAGTAACAAGTGATACCACTAGAAGCGTAGTAGCGAGAGTAAGAATACCTTCGGGATTTTCTAATACAAGTGCAGTTTATAAAGATTGTACTATTAGCGCAATACAACCTGGGTTAACTACAAGCGTAGTAGAGCCTACTCCTTGTACTCCTTCGGTAACTACAAGTGGAAGTATATCGGGGGTAACTTTAGATAGTGGGGGTAGTTCTACAACAATAGACCTTTCAGGTTATTTTAATGGCGAAACTACTTACCACGTTAGTAATCCAAATCCTACATTAGTAAGCACTTCTATTTCTGGTAGTAATTTAATTATATCTTCTAACGTTATTGGCGGTTCTACTACTGTTTATGCTATTGCAAGAGATGGAAGTTATCCAACTACTTGTGAAGCAGTACAACCTATATCAGTAACAGTAAATGTAGTAGGCGCACCTACTGCCGATTGTGATACTTCGCCTTTAACTGGTGGGGGTATTGATGCTGATGGTAATTTAACTTTGCCTTCTACAACGTTTACAATCAATACACCTTACCCAAGTACAAGCGCAAATACAACAGGAAGTTCTAGAACAGTTACTTTAACATTTAGTTTGACTGTACCAAGTGGGTATGCTAATGCAGGTGCTACTTTAAGTTGTGATAAGGATTTTGTTCAACCCGCTCAAAATATAACACCCGATTTTAGCTGTACTATTGCAGGTTTAACAGGGCAGTCAATTAGTAAAAACGGTGCTATTTATAAAGGTAGCGCAGCAGTTGGTACTATTGCAAGTTTTAGTCCTGTAGGCTTTGACACAGTTACAAGCGACACAAGTAGGTTAGTTACTTTTACAATTACAATACCTAGCGGATACAATAACGCAGGGCAGACAATTACTTGTGATAAAACACTTATACAACCTGCCTCAGTTGGAGATTGTGGTTTAAATCAATTTTATATAACAACAGGCAGACCAAGTACAGGAAGTTTTTGTGATGGCACTTATGCTACCTCAGTATTAGTTAATTCAACCGCTACAACCTTACCTGAATTGATGGGTACTAAAATATGTAAAAACGGAACACCTTTTAATGGTGGAGGTTTGTATTATGGTGTGTTAACTGGTTATATTATTTCTGCTGCAGGTGTTGGTGTAGGTAATTTTTATGTAATACAAATAGACACCACAGGAATAGTACTTAGTGTAGAAATACACAGGTGCGATGAAGTAGGCGGAGATGGACAAGGTTCAATACTTTTATAAGATATGGCACTAAAAAGAATAGAATTAAAGTTGTACGTTTTTGATGGTTTAATAACAAACAAACCCTCAACACCACAGTACGAAATTAACAAGTCGGTAATTAGCACTCATAATAATATTACAGTTGAGATTGGGGAACTTATTCGAGATTATATAAATATTACATTTAACGATGATTATTTAAGTCATACTAAATGGGTAGAGGCAGTAGTTACTTATTTTGACCAAGCAGACCAACCTTATACATATAATAACCCTGAAACTTTTCAGTTTATTGCAACAGATGGTTATGGATATTATCAGGATGGAACTAATCCTGAATTAGAAAGACACGCTTTAATTAGT